TCCTAATGTATCATGTAATTGCTTTTGAGCTAACTTGGCATTACCAATAAATTGCTCTGGGGCATTTTTCATTATTTCTTTAGATCCGTTTATTGTTGTTGTTTGATAATCACGGACTAACGCTGCTTTTGTTAAATCTTTTGCTGCATCTACACTACCTGTTCTTATATAGGCACCTCGAAATATTTCTCTTGTTTCTTTAGCAATTTGATCTGTATTAGTTGGGTTGGTTGAGTACCAATGATTAAAAGTATCTGATACTACATCATTATAATTTATACCACCGTCTTTTTCTAATTGTGTAATAGATTTATTAAAGTCTTTAATTTCATCTTTACTTTTATCAAAATAAAATTTTCTGATTTCCTCTACAGATTTTTGTAATGACCCTTTATCATTTCCGAGCTTAGCTACTCGTGCAATATCTAAAGCCATTCCAGTATACTTTTCATCAATATCTTTATATTGGCCTGCAACATTTCCTAATTGCAATTCTTTCTCATTATAAATTCTATCTAAAGCCATTGCATAGCCAGCAACTTCGTACGGGTTGTTACTATATTTAACTCTATCCATAATAAATTTAGTCTGATCCGCACCCACTATAGGTTGGCCTTTCCAATACATAATCAGATTATTTGATATATCTCCTACGTTAGACTCTGTTATAGATGATGATGCGGGCATCATTGTTTTTAAATTTAACATAAAATCAGCATCTGCATATTGTTTTGCTTTTGGCATTTCGGGAGTCATTGCCCCACTACGTAACGCAGAGATACCTGCCCGAATATCTGCCCCTTTATAACTAGCTAATTTAGAGTCTGCAAACATTTGAACTGATAAATCTTCTAAGGTTTTATATTGAGGAGCTGCAATATTTTCTTTATAAGCTGGTGTTGCTAATGCTTTAATAGCAGTTTTTGGATCACCTTTATCAAGAAATGTTCTAACTTGAGTAGACATTATATCTGATTTTGCTTGTATATTAAATCTGTCAATAAACGCTTGATCCTTTCCCTCTCCTGCAAGAACTTTTGAAATGTCACTCATTTGTTGAATAGGTTTGTATGTATCCAACGGGTTCATTTTAATTTGGGATAGTACGGATTGGTAGGAATTCCCAATAGTGGACATGCGTTGATTTTTTTCAATATGTCTTTTTTCCGCATATGCAGAAGACAACGCTGAATATTTTAATCCATAAGCTTTAGATAAAAAATCTAGTTTAGATGTCTCAGAAGGAGCTTGACTAAGAGATTGATTTATTTTAGAGTTAACAAATTCAAGTGCTGCTTTTGGATTACCTGGGTTCGTTTGTCTAAACTTTAAATAATCTTCTTGTAGCTTCATACCACTGTCTAAAACATAGGCACGTTCTTTTTGTTTAAGCTCTTCTTTAAATTGGTGAATATCTAATGAGAGTATTTTATTAGAAGTTTCATCAATAATACCCCCAATATCTTTCATGGCATCTGGAATTAACTTCATTAAATTAGCTTTGTTTTCAGCTTCAACCGCCATCATTTCAGCACGCTCTGATTTACCTTTCCACATTTCAGCTTGTGACATTGCGCTATTTAATAAATCTTGACGTGCACCTAGCACTTCATTTTGTGCTTGGTTTAAATCCTGTTCATTATAGTTAGGAGTAACTTGACTTGGAGTCATTCCTGTTTCAGTAAATGGTAAATTAATCTTTGCCATTATATCCTCTTAATATAATCTTATGTCGGTATTAGCATCTAGAAAACGTCCGCGTTCTTTTGCTGACCACCTGTCAAATTCCGCAGAAATTCTTTCGGATTGCATTTTATTTAATGTATCATGTATTTGATTAAGTCTTTCTTTGTACCGCGAATCTGATTTAAACATTGCATCATCAATAAGATTTTGCTCAACTGCCTTAGTAGACCCGGTTCCTAATTGAACTCCAGAGCTTGCAAACTCAGCTTCATAATCACCACTAACTCTCATTGCATATGCAAATCCTTGCTCCTTTTCTTGTAGAGCAAATTGTTGCATGTTATAAGCATTGTTAAATAAAATATCGGCGTTACGTTCTTTAAGCTGTGCACTAAACTCAGCTGCTTTTGTTATTGATTCTTTTTGTGCTGCTGCAATTTTTCTGGCATTTTCATATGCAATTGCCTGTGCTTCTGCCACTTGGTCTGCATAGTCTCTGGCTGCCCAGGACGCAGATAATCTTGATCCAATCCCACCAATAACATCAAACACTTGTCCTAATCCCTGATTGGCTGCTCTACCTCGTTGATAATCATAATAACCCGCAGAATTAAAACCACCATCAGAACCAGCTAAATTAAAACTAGAACTATTACTAAATAAACTTGATAATCCGTCAAACATCTTTTATTACACTAAAAATTTTTATATCTTGTTGGTCTACACTAGCTTTACGTAATGTTCCTTCATAGGTAAAGCCCATTAATTTTATAAGTTTTTCAGCTTGTACAAAGTCTGCTTTACACCATGTTTGAACTCTTACAAACGGGCATTCTTGAATAAATTTACGTATTGCTTTAACAAATAATTTAGGGGACTCTCCAAAAGCTTCCTCAAAACCATCTCCTGTTAAAAAATATCCTTCGGCTGTAGATGCACTAATTTGGTACATCCCTACTATCCAAACAATTTTACCATGTTTGTCGACTAGTGTCAAGGCCTCGTACCCATTGAGAAGCAAAGCCCCATATTCAGCTAAGTCTACTTTCATTGCGTGAAACTCGCTTTGTTCTTTTCTGACTTTAATTTCAAATATATCTGATATTTGAAATTTTCTTAAAGGATAATTATTGTGCATCTGAAATCTGTGCCTTAAAAATAATATTTAAAACTGTCATTGGTAATGGCTGTTCTTGCTTTAAGTATACCTTATAATCTCTATTAAATCCAGTATTAAATTTTAAAATTTTTAATCCTGTAAATAATTCTGGGGAGCTATTCATTACATCATCCGATGTTCTAAATGGTATAATGTCAGTTGATACTTCATCGTACCCAAATTCTCCACCAAGAGATTCTTTAAATTTAAATGCTACTTCTGTAATACGAGATATGGACGCAATCGAAGATCCAATCTGAGAACCTGCATCAATTGGTAGTGTTTCAATCTCACTTACAAAACCATAGCCAAAAGTTGCATTGGTAACTTCATAGTTTAAAGTAACTTGCCCACCAGACACGGTTACGTTTGGGTGTACTGCCCCATTAGCAAGAACCTCTATTGTTTCACCTTCTAAATGGTCTAAACCACTTATTACATCGGCAAGAGCCCCAGTATACGCAGACGAACAATCTAAGAATCTAGAGTTTTCTTTTGTTAAAAACTCAAACCGTGGTAACAAAAGCTCAATATATTTTTTATCTACATTATTAATTTTACGTGCAACTTCTAACCACAATTCATCTTCGGTGCTTCCAGGCACTACACAAATAGCTTCCACAGAAACGTTATTTCCTGCAATTGTATGACGTGACCATCCATTTACGTCCTGGCTTCTTAAATAAATACAACTAATTAGTGTACCATTTGATCGACGAGCCCATATTGTTTTTGACGAATCCTGGTAATCAAGTTCTTGGATTGGATATTGTCCGCCTAAGTGATCCGCTAGTAAAGCAATTTCTTGCACTGCGTAACCATCAATTTCAAACTGATAGAATACAGAATAGACCCTACGCCCGCGTTTATCAATAAAAATAACTTCATCTTTTGTTTCTGCCGGATCAATATCCGCACAGCGTACATCAGATTCTTTTCGAACAGTAATATTACTAACTGTAATAGATCCACTTGATCCTTTTGCAGAGTGGATACTACTAGATGTGCCAAGTATTAAAGCCCCTTTAGAACGAAGCCATAAAATTGCTTGTGAGGATTCTCCACTTAGCGTAAAAGAATATGAGGTATCATTATCAACAACACCTTTATAAAGAACATTGTCGGGTTGGAAATTTGTGTAATTTCCGATTTCGGAACCCCAAAATGTATAGGGTTGATTTGTAGTATTGGCAAATAATAAACGTTGTTCATGTATAACTGCAGTTTTTGGGTAGCCTGTTGTAGCAGACCAAGCTCCCAGTCTCCATTGATCAGAAGCATTTGTTCCAGCTAAATCTTTTTCGACCAGCGCTGTAACCTGAGTTCCAGACGTATATGCAGTTATAGTCATCCATCCCCATTCTCCTGAGCCGGCATTAACTGGTGAGATCTCTATTCTTTGAGAAGTAGAAGCTGTATCCCCAGTTCTAACTTGTCCATTAGTAATAGTAAATTGACCCGCACTTGGTACTCCTGATGTGTAGGTTTTAGAAGTACGGACACCACTGCTTTCAATAAAATTAACAATTAAATCTGAAGATCCTTGAGGGTAAAATGGTATGTCAAAATAAGTTTGTGCTCCAGTACCTGTGTATGTTGTAACATCTGATTTGTCTGGGCCAGCTTTATATCTGATAGCCCTTCCAACATCTGTTGACACAAATATGGATGTACTAGCCGTTACTGTTATTGAGCCCGTTGTTGCACTTGGTGTTATTGTAGTGTCCGTTATGTTCTCATCTAAATAAGGTGGTTCAACAAAAATAACTTGAGTTAAGCGCCAGTTATCATGCCCTAACCTTTGTAATTGATATGGAGTATGATCTGGATGAGTTATATACATTGTATCATAAGATCGAGCAAATCGTAACTCGTTTAACTCAGCCTGAACATAAGGAGAATCAATAACATAAATTGGTGAATCTAATAGAACGTTATCAATTTGGGCACTTCCAGTTGATTGAAATTCTATATACACTGTTCCATTTAGTGTTGGAGTAAATGTAAATGTTTTGGCAGAACCCACGGTAAGTGTTCCTGTCGCAATAGAAGAGCCACCAATTGTTGTACCAACCCTATAAGTTACTGACGCTCCTAATACATCTACAGTTACTGTGTAGGTTGAAACACCAAGATTTGCAATACTTTGGTAGGCACGTGCTTCATTTCCAACCCCACTTCCAGTCAAACTTAAACGCTGGTTACCCGCATCGTGTGATATGGCACCAGTACCTGCATTTCTAGCGGTCCATCCTGTAATATTTGATACAAATGTCCCGTTAACAAAATCCCTACCTTGAAGAATAATACCCTGATCTCTAAAAAAGCGTATGGTTGATCCGGAAAATTCTACTACATACGATTGCTCTAAAGAATATTCAAACCGTACTAGTTTTGATGTACTACTGTTTGATGTTGCATTATATACATAAGTGGTGCCCGATCTACGTGAAGCACTACCATAAGCTGTTAGTAAAAAATTATGACACGTATGTAATGCACTTTTATATTTGGATAATTCTGTGCGCCCTTGGAGTTCCGGCGCTATCTCTCCTGTAACAAGACTAGTTTGAATATAATTTGTTATTGCCATGGTTACCTACTCCCAAGCCAATCACCATCTCCCCATGAGTCAGGTATACCCTCTTGAGCATCAAATAGTTTAGCTTCTCTTTTAAATTGATTGAATTCTGATTGTAATCCACTATATGCAAATGTAGCTCCGGTTATGTTGTAACTCATTTCCATTGCTAACTTTAGTACAAATAAAGAAGTAAATAATGTATCAAACTGTGTAGGATCAGTTACATCATAAATGTAAATTAATTCAATTCCATCATCGTCAGATAGAAGTTTTCCACCTTCAATCTTATAATCCGAAACAAAGTCATTTGCTTTAATTACTCGGATACAATCTGATGGTAAGGTATACGAATAAATATACTCAAAAGGAGGGGAAACTACATCAGCTGCTAAAATAGTACGTTTTATTGAAAAATTCCAGGGATGTAATCTAAGTAATTCTTTACGAACTTGATTATACAAAATATTGCAAAGACGGGCTTCTTTTGATGATTGTTCATTTATATCGATAATTGTATCTGCACCTAATCTAATTAATGCACGATTACAAATTTCTATTACTGAAGCCATGTAAAACCTTTAAATTAATTAAGAGGGCCCCTACTACAATGCAGGAGGCCCTCCCTTTTTGTTAGATATAATCTACTACAAGAACTATATCACCTGCAACAGCAGTAGCTGCCGCGGTTGTTAAGTCCAGACCAATTAGAAAGTGTCCACCGATGTCTGAAGACAGACCACCAATTTCCCACGCTTCTTTTTGGATGTCAGCAATATCACCAGCTTCGAAGCGTACTTCGACACCAGTAACGTTAGCTGACTGTAGTGTTGTTATTGCAGTTGCAAAGCAATCTACATCAATAACGTCACCTGCTACGCGACCCGCAGCAATTTGACCACCACCTGTTCCAGAGTAAAAAAGACCGACGTTACAAGCTAAAGTAGGAGTACCATTTGAGTCTAAGTCATCATTAAATATTCTTATTGATGAAATGACTGCATTTGATGGTATCGGACCAAAAAAGATTGTGTCGTCAGCATTGTCTATATCTGTTGTAGCTACGGCTACGCGATCTATTAGACGTTCTGCCATACCGACTTTACGGCTTAATATAGCAACAGGATTTGCCGCCATATTAACTGAGTTTACTGAAAATTTAACACCCATTGTATTACCTCATTATTGGAATAAAATATCAACTACAAGACCTTCTTCCATACGTACAGCACCAAACATTTGTTGAGTGTATACTTGGTATGGTAAGTTTTTAAGATCTTTACGTTGTGTGATGTCAACAACAGGATCCATGCCTTTAGCCACTTTGATTGAGTTATCTGTGCAAAGAATAGCACGATAAACCGAACCTGCAGTTTGTGCTGGTAAACGCTCAGAGTGAACTATTTGGATACCACGGAAAGATGGTAACATTTTGCCAGATAAAGCTTTCTCATTTTGGAAATCATGAGAAATAAACTTTGTGTCAGCTAGTAAATCTTCTTTACCTCTAGCATTTACAATTAAGTAAACGTTATTTGCGTCCATATCTACATCATTTGATTCTAGAATACGTAAGCCTTGTAAAAGTTTATCTACTGTTAGACCAACTGAACCGTGTGCGATTTGCTGAGCTGAATCAAAAGCTTGAGAGCCAGCACCATCTTTACCAGTAGCTGCAGTTCCAATCAATGCGTTCAAAATAACTTGGTCATAGTTTTTGCCATGAGCGTTCATCATTTTGACTACATAGTCGTTTGTTGGGTCTACTAACATTTTCAATTTTTCAATGTCATGAATCAACGTACCTGCATCATATGCACGCAATGTTGCCATACGTCTTGACATTGTACTGTCTTGTAGTTCGATAGGAGAATTTACTGAAAGTATTTCACCTACTGAGAATGTGCCGACTCTGTCGAAGAAGTGTTTTTCGCCTTTAGCTTGTTCTTCAACGAAAAGGCCTTTTAGTTTTGATCCCCTTTGTTCTGCTAAGTGATGCAGCATTGCATTATAAGCATTAACAAAAGAGGTGTCCATAGTATAAGCCATGTTTTTACCTTATTAAATTAATTAAATAGTTTGTTGTTTCGGAAATGCTTGTCCGGTTATGGGGCTATCCTGATACTTACGGTATCCACGAGTCTATATACAGGGGCTAACTACAGCTTATCCTTTGAAGTTCATTGATGAAATTAATTTTTCATATTCTGAAACTGCTGCAGCATGCGCTGGGTGAGTTGCAGAGTACAATGCACTTCTAAATTCTGGATCTAACATTTTATTGTTCATTACTGCTTTTGCATCAGCCGGAGTCATACCAGCTGTTTTTTCATAATCAGCACGCACTAATTGATCTTCTAAAATATTAGCACCTATTTTTGCAAACATCTTTACTACTACGGGATTGTTTCCTAAACCTGTCTCATTTAAAAGTTGTTTTAGTTCTTGTCCACCAAATGCATCTACAGCCCTTTTTGCTATATCAATACGTTGATCAAATGCACTTCCAAACTCTTGTTTTAAATCATTAATCCAGTTTGTGTGTTGGAGTTGAATTTGTTGTTGTTGCTTTTCAGCTGCTAGTCTGTTATTCATAATAAAATTTTCAGATAGTTTTCTAGCTTGTTCTTGAGATAGACCTGCTTCCATTGCAGCTTTCCGATACCAATCTACAGCTTCTGGTTGTAATTCAGCTGGTAACGAATATGCATCTGGGGATTGTGGTACACCACGTAAATGATTAATGTGTGCCAAATCTTCTGGGCCCATATCTTGGATACGTTTACCAATAAGAGCTTGTGCATTTAGATAACTTTTAGCAAGGTCATTTACGTCTTTAAAATTTGATAGGGATTTTGCTCCTCTTAAATCTTCACTTAGACCATCTACAAATGATGGTATAGGCTGAGCTTGCGCTACCGACCCAGTTGCCTGTACTGGTGCTGATTCAGCTACTGGAGCTGCTACAGTTTCTACAGATTGTGATACGTTTATATTGTCTTCCATTAATTATAATCCTGATCTTGGTTGATTTTAGTTTTACGAGATGCTTCTACTTCAATATTAATAAAACTTAATATTCTTAATCCAACTCGTCTTAAACCTTCATTATAAGCTGCGTTGTATAAGTCTTTTTGAGAGTAGTCAACATCAAATATTGTACTAAATTTTAAGAGATCTGTCAATACCTTCTCTCCTTCAGGTGTATTCATGACTTTTTGATAGGCTTCGGCCAATTCTAAATTTGCCTGTGGCCTTATTCCAAAGAATTTTTTAAGTATATCTTTCACTGTTCCTCCAAACATAGTTACCTACTTATTAAATGTTTCAGTTATTTGTCCAGCTTGCTGAGCTAGATTCATTGCCATTTGTGCCTGTTGAGCTTGTTGCTCTTGTTGACGCATTGCCGCTACTTCTTGTGGGTCTCTAAGTATATCTTTCCAGACATTTAAACTATCTGCTATTTTTCTAGCTGCAGTATCAAAATCAAAGTTATCTAATACTTGTGGGTTAATTTGTAATAGCGGACTTACTGACCCCAGAAATTGCTGAAACTTTTGAATATCGGTAGCTTTCTGTAACATTGGTACTGGGCCAATATACGATATTTCGTATTCATTCTTTTTTAAAGCTTCTGGAATTGGTCCAAAACGACCTGACCTTGCATATATAGAAAATACTTTACTAATTAGTGGGGTTAGGTATTCTGATTGTAATCTTCCTATTGCCGGACCTAAAAGTTTTAAGGCTTCCTGTTGACGTTGTACAACCTCTGTTGCTGTCATACTAGGTCCATCTCTAAAGACTAATTGATCTATAAAAAATGAATCCCTTATTATTTTTTGGATACCCGCCAGTAACTCACTACCAATATTTAAATCAGCTCCTACATTTAAAGGTGCTACTCTTGGTGTACCGTCCATTGATAGCCCGCCGTACATGATTGCATGTGGCTTCGCAGTGAGAGGCATCATAACACCATCATCTGCAACTAACAGTGGAGGGGCTGTTCGAAATTCTGCAGCTTTTACAATTGATGTTAAGAGTTTGTTTACCAACTTAACTTGTGGTAAAACTTGCCATGTAGGCGAGCGTCCATAATCCTCAGTCGTTGTTTTAGAAAACCTTGCTATAATATAAGGGTTTTCATAGTAACCACCTGTAGATAAAATTTGTTTATGTTCAAGGTCAATATGTGTACTAACAAAATTATGCCCTTTCATTTTAGGCATAACGTCGTCACTTTTTGGTTCTACAACATGTAGAATTTTAAATTTTTTATCTGGCTCTGAATCACACGCTTTTTGGATATTGTTATGTAAAGTTTCTTTTGGCCACCTTTCTTCAATTTGACGCGCTGTCATTTGAAATTCTCTAAAAACTGTATCTATTTGACTAAATGCATTTTCACTAAAATATAACTCGCTAATATGTACAGCTGCAAATCTAATACCTTTTCCTGGAATATCTTCAACTAATAAACAACCTGGGCCGTATCTAACAACAGATTGAATTACTTCATGGTTTTGACCTGGAAAAGCTGAGCCGGAGTTATTAAAACAATCTAACATATCATCACGCGCTTTTTCTAAAAAACGACTAAGCTCGGGATTCTGATTAAGATTATAATCTTTCATTCTAAGATCAAACCATTTCATAGATGGGTTTGTAAGACCTGAGTGTAACGCAGAAGATAGATAATCAATAGC